TGCAACAGGTAAATTAATTACCGTCCCAGCGAGATAGCCTTTATAGCCTAATGCACTATTTAATAGAACTGCCATGATTTTTCTCCTAAAAGGGGCCGAAGCCCCAATTATTAAACGTTGTAGATTTTTGTGGCAAGTTCGGCATAAGTAGCAGCCCAACCAAACAACACGTCGATACGAGTGATGTAGTTATCATTCACACCATCGTAGAAAGTAGTTGTTTTGACTGTGAAGCCATCTTCTGACAATTGAGACACGTCAACCACACCTTTATTACCAGGAGGGGTCCACATTGGAACCATCGCCAGTGTGAAAGCATCTTCATGGAAAGCGTATGAAGTACCAAAGGCAGTAGAAGCCGCACCCAAGATCACATATGCAGTTGTGTTAGTAGGCGAAGCTGATACGTTCTGGAATGCACCAGAGGTAACCAGAGCAGGACTAACAGGGATAGAAGTAGCACCTTGAGCAACGTCAGCAGTAACAACAAAGTTCATCAGTACGCCAGTGCTTTGACGAGACTGAGGATTCACTGCATACACACCGGGCAGGGTGATAATTGTACCCTTTGTCAGTGTACCAGCAGCAACAGCAACAACAGTAATGCTTGAGCCAGTTTGGTTAGCGCCTGCGATGTTGGTAGCAGTAGCCGCGCCGTTAGTATGACCGACAGCGTTTTGATCCATGCTGATCTTAAAGCCGAGCGCATCAACCATTGAGCCAGATTTATACTGACTTGAGATTGATTGACCAGGATTAAACAAGCCAGCCAAACCTGCAACAGCAGAAGAATTCATCGCTGGATTCAGGATCATAATGCGGTTATTGTCATCAGGAGCAGCCATCTCATTCAGGCGACGACCGGCATCTGTGAAGATTTGGGTAGCAGCCAATTGAGTAGCAGGGATAACACCAGCAGCGTTGGTCAGGTTGAATACGTTGTCGTGCGCCATTTGCATACCTTGGCGGTCAATTTCGTTAATCACAGCAGCAGCAGCAGCTTCGATCTTCTTTTCAACTTGTTGCAGATACAAACTACGCTCAACAGTGTTGAAGTTAAGGTCTGTACCGCCTTGGCTAACTGTCAATGGAACGGTGGTTTCAACAGTACCTTGTGGAACTGCCACACGACCAGCACGATAAGTATAGCGAGGTGGCTTCTTGATGCTGATAGTTGCACCAGGAGAATATCCGCGAGATTGATTACCAGCGAATTCATCTTCCCAAGAGCGATTGACACCCTTCATGAACTTGTTTGTGTTCTTCAGGATCGCCAGCACTTCGCGGGAGATGATACTACAGGTTACTAATGTATTTGACATGATTATTACCTTTCAATAGTTTAATGTCTTGCCCAACGTGCGCCATTTTTAGCCCTATATTCGGCATATTCTTTAACGCTCATTTTAGACAAGTCTGGTTCTGTTGTTGTCCTACCCTTCCCTGTGGTACTCATTGGGGCGGGCGCTTTGCTTAATTGTGGCGGAGCGCTTAATTTCTGCTCAAGTCGATCAATTGCTTTCACCTGTTGAACGGGCGTTAATTTTGCAATATCAGCAGCTTCTTTCGGGTGCATTCCAAGGTAGTAGGCAATTTCACCGCCTGCCTCTGACTCGCCTATCGCATCCCGCATAGGGATTGAGATATGAAGCTTGTCATTAGTCACTACCTCTTCAAAGTCATCGTACTTGTCAGCCGCTTTATTTATGTTATCTCTGGCTCTTGACTCATATTCTTGCTGGCTTTCTTCTTGCTGTTGTCTCACATACTTCTCTTGAGTTTTGGCAAGCTTCTGGTCAACCTTGTAATCAGTCAGTGCGTCGATATAACTTTCATAATCTTTGAACTGTTCTGGCTTTGGCTCTCCGCTTGGATTAGACGCTTGCTGGGCTTGTTGATTACGGCTTAATTGCTCACGCAAATAACCATTCTCTGCTTCTGCCTTGGCATATCGTTCAATCTTACGTTGTTCTTTTGCAAGTCTGCGAGTGAGAATGTCATCCAACTCTTTTTGAGTGAATGTCTTTTCTGGCTTGGACTCCGGTTGACTTTTATCATCCTCTGAATTAACCGTTTCATCAGTAGGGGACGTTGTTTCTTCAGCTACAGCTACGGGTTCAACTACCGTTTCTTCAGTTGCTTGGTCATTTTCTGACATTTTATACTCCGTCGGGCTTTCGCCACTATGGGACTGTTATGTCATCTCGACATTACATTCCTACCCTGCTTTGCGAGCAGTACGCACACACTAACATAAGTGTATCTTTTTTGCAACAAGTAGTTAATCTCCTTGCTGCGGTATTTGTTGCATCTGTTGTTCAGGCATTTGTGGCATTTGTTGCGTCATAGGCGGCATATCTTCTATTTGTTCCTGTTGTTCATTCTCATACAATGGCGGCTGTTGAATCATTTGACTCATAGTCTGCATAACCAAGGCTTGTACTTGTTCCGGTGTGATAGCTGGTGCCAATTTGACCATGCGCTCAGTCTCGGCCTTGTAAGCTTCGATATCTAGTTTGCGCTCACTATCTTCCTCTTTATCTTTGGCCTGTTTAATAGCTTCTTGCATTTCTGCAATCATCTGATCTTGTTGCTGGATATGCTGAGATGCCATATCCATAGCTTGCTTAATTTGCGGAGGTACATCACCTGGCTTTTCATCCTGTAGCTGTGGGGGTAGCATCTTTTTCATGCGCTCGGCTATTTGGTCGGCATAAGGTACGTCCATTGACTTCATGATCAAATCACCAGCGACCTGCATCATTTGAGGGTTACCAGTTGCCATTTGTGAAAGCTGCTGTGAACCTTCAAGGCGTTTGGTCATAAAGCTTGGGCCGGTTTCAATCACTACGTCATAAGTGCCAATCGTAGGGTTAAATATCTTTTGAATATCTTCCTGATTAATTCCTGCATGTTCTTGATAGGCTGATTGATTGTTTGGGTCTAATGTAGCCTGCTTGGCTTCGCCATCTATTCCCATCACCCGTACTACTCGTTTGGTGTCGATAATCTTACCTGAACAAATCAACTCAAGAAGAATGCGGATTTCATACTTAAGTGCGCGGTTCAAAGCATCTATAAAGTGGTAGGTAGCCACCTCTCCTTGCATCTTAAGGCGTTGGATACCGATACCGCTAGACGCTTCTGACCTGTTTCCAAAGTTAGCAGCCTGCTGACCTGACGCTGCTCTCATCTGTTCTACTGACAATTGCAGGAGTTGAATCTGTGCTGTTGGCAAGATAGCAGGCTGTTGACGCTCTGGCTTTGGTATAGGGTTCCCGGCGTCATCCACATGGTTATAAGGCAGATATGCTAGGTTCTGTGTGTTAGCTTGATCCCACTTTTGCTCATAGCCTTCAATTGCATCAGCAGGGGCGCTATAGGGGATTTTGTTCTGTAGTGCGATGCTTTCTACTGTGGCTGAGTAAGCATAATTAACCATTCTAGCTGGGTCTTTCAGGTCTCGAACTAAACCCTTCTTGATTACTTCACCGTTGACCATTAACTCTTTGCCAATAACTTGAACGATAGGAAGTATTGATCCTACCCAATCAGTAGTCTCGATTGGTTCGTCGTGATTACCTACAAGCTTGTGGATTTTCCATTGTTTACGCTTGGATGGGCGTGTTCTCAGTTCACCAGCCGCCACCAGTTCTTTAAGCTGGACAAGTATTTCAGGCGGTAACTTGCTTTCAAATTCTGCCGTTCCATCTGGCAATTGATACAATGTATCGTCGATAAACTCAACACAATAGTAGTCAGCGACCCGTACAGTATCTTCTTTGACCCAGCCACGAACCTTATCATCAGTCCATGATTTAACGTCAATATCAGGCCATAAACGATTGCATTCATCCTTAGTCAAATCTTCAAATACAAACCCCCACTCGGCATCAGACTTGTCTAGCTCTTTCGTGAAAGGATCAATGTAGACCATGCCTGGATCAAGAATCGGCTTAATCTTTATAACTTGGTCAAATGATGATTCGCTCTCGTATTCTGTAACAACTCTCCAATATCCTTCACCACCAGCTATAGCGTGTTCAATAGCAATGTTGTGTATATCGTTTGAGTTAGATGTTGATTGTGTGTTACGGATAAGATCGCTTAGGATTTCAGCGGTCTTTTTGTCTGCGTAGTCATCAACAGGCATCACCTTACCTGTTGGGGGGTTTTCCCTGATGGTGTTTACTATCTGGTTAACGTGTTGAGCGGTGATGTTGATAGTCAAACAAGGTCTGCGTTCAATGGTAGATCGCTGGAGAGTGATATTCTGAGGCCATTGCCAGCCGTTGTCAGAGTCTCCAAGATAAAACTTAGTATCCTCTATAGATTGTGTTCGTGAGGCTGAATAGGCTGTCTTTGCTGTTTCATAGCGTTCTTTGGCTTCTTCGACAATAGACTCTGTTGTTTCTTCGTTATCCATGCTTACCTCGCGTTGTCATCTCGACAGGCTTTCTCATCATTAAATGCACTGGGTTAGTTTGCACTAACTCGTAGCCAAACTTACTATACCACAATTCAAGCTTTTCTGTATCAGGCAATAATATCAGTATCTTCTGAGCCTTGTCTGCCTCATCTGCTATAGCTTGCATGAGTTTAGATCCTTGCCCTTTGCCTTTCATGCCTGAATCAGTCTTTACGTTATAGACTTCTCTCACTGTTTGGCGTATCTCCAAAGGCATTGCCATTGAGTACCTGATCTCACAAGTGGCCGTCTCGTACTTACGCTTGCCGAGCATGTCAGCCATTTACTTGCTTCCA